ATATAGTGTATCTACTGTTATGCCTTAAAGATCCTGCAACATATTATGGAAAGCCTCCAGGAGATACCATAGATATAATTAATATTGCTATTAACGCACAACAAGCAAATAATGTTTTCTTTAAAGGATTTAAGACTAGAGTAGAGAGATCCCCTTGGTTTGCAGGAAAGTATGATCCAAAAGCTTCAGAAATTAGATTTAATAAAAATGTAAATGTTTATTCTGGACACTCAGAAAGAGAAGCCTTTGAAGGTTATAACGTAATTGCTGTTATCCTAGATGAGATTTCAGGGTTTGCTACAGAAAATACAACAGGGCATGACCAGGCAAAAACAGCAGATGCAATATACGACATGTATCGTGGATCAGTAGTTTCTCGTTTTCCAGATTATGGCAAAGTTATTCTTTTATCTTTTCCCAGATTTAAAAATGACCCAATTCAAAAATTTTACGATTCAGTTATAGCAGAAAAAGAAACTTTAATAATGACTAAAACTCTAAAGATGGATGAGGATCTACCAGATGGAACAGATGGTAATGAGGTCGTTGTTGAATGGGAAGAAGATCATATTGTTTCGTACACAATACCAAAAGTTTTTGCGTTAAAAAGACCTACATGGGAGATAAACCCTACTAAAAAAATAGAAGACTTCAAGGTGGAGTTTTACAAAAATATGCCAGACGCACTTTCACGGTTTGCTTGTATGCCACCAGAGGCAGTTGATGCTTTCTTTAAGTCTAGAGAAAAAATAGAAAAAGCTTTCAGCAACCTATCTTTAGCTATAGACGGATTTGGAAGACTTCAAGATTGGTTTGCGCCAGATCCAGACAAAGAGTATTTCATACACGTAGACCTTGCACAAAAACATGACCATTGTGCAGTTTCCTTAGCACATGTTCAGAAATGGGTTAACGTGAAGGTTACAGACACATACTCTCAGCCAGCACCAATAGTAGAGATAGATGCAGTTAGGTACTGGACTCCAACTCCAGATAAATCTGTAGACTTTACTGAAGTTAAAGATTACATATTAGCATTAAGGACAAGAGGGTTCAATATTAGGCTTTGCACATTTGATAGATGGAATTCTCATGACATGATGCAACAGTTAAAACAATACGGAATTAATACTGAAACATTGTCTGTTGGTAAAAAACATTATGACGATATGGCTATGGTTGTTTTAGAAGAAAGACTAAATGGACCTCATATTAAATTGTTAATTGATGAATTGTTACAATTAAAAATAATGAGGGACAAAGTAGATCACCCAAGGAAAGGGTCTAAAGATTTAGCTGACGCTGTTTGTGGGTCAATATATAATGCCATAAGTATGAGTAAAAATGATATACTAAAAGAAGTAGAAATTCATACCTATGACTCTATAAAGTATAACAAGGAGCCAGAAGAAGAAATCAGAATGAATATGATTCGTGCGCCAAGAATGCCTCAAGATTTAAGAGACACTCTAGACACAATAGAAAGAATGCAAATATTATGAGTACATACCAAGATAGAGCTAAAGAATGTAAATGCTGTGGTAAGCATGTGCCTCTTCCAGTTAGGTTAAAAGAATATAATGGAATAAAAGTATGTCCCACTACATTTGATAACATAATTGAATATAAAAGAATATGGATTGAAAGTGGTTCAAGGCCTCCAGGAAGCATAAGAAAACACTTTTCGGAATATGTTCAGTCTATAGTAGAAAATACTATTGACAAAAAGCAAGACACAAATATATAATTACCAGCTAGGCACCAGTAGCTTAGTTGGTTAGAGCCCCCGACTCATAATCGGGTAGTCGTAGGTTCAAGTCCTACCTGGTGCACAAGGGAGATAGTATGGATGACGAAGAAGCTTTAAGACAAATTCAGTATTATATTGATATCGGTGCAATCAGGCTTGCTGGATACAACGAAGATGGCGAGGCTATTTTTGAGTTAAATGAAAAAGTTACAAAAGAACTTGCTCCAGATTTATGGGAGGCTCATTTAGAGTATGTAGATAGTACTTTAATTGATTTGTATCAAGATGGTTTGTTAAATGTAGAGTATGATGAAAACTTAGAAGCAACTATGCACTTTACCAATGAAGGATATAAAATTGCAAAAGAAAAGGGTGTAATTCCGTTAAACGGTATTGACGATTACGATATAAATTAGATATAATTTGTATGCCCTTGTAGCTCAGTGGATAGAGCGAGACTCTTCTAAGGTCTGCGTCGGAGGTTCAATTCCTTTCAGGGGCGCTTAGTGGACCATAGCTCAGTCGGCAGAGCGCAGAGCTGTTAACTCTGATGTCCCAGGTTCGAGCCCTGGTGGTCCAGCGGGAATAATCCCATCTTATATATAGGAGAAAAATGAAAACAGTAGGAAATAAATTAAGTCCATTTAGAATTGTTGGCGTAAAGCCAGGAAGACTAGATGCTTCTGATGATGTTTTTGAAGTATTAAGCGAAAAGTCATTTCCAGGACAATGGAAGGTAGTTGTTTTTTATCCAAAAGATTTCACCTTTGTTTGTCCAACAGAAATTGTTGCATATGATAAGTTAGTTAATGACTTTAAAGATCGTGATGCTGTTCTTTTAACAGGTTCAACAGATAATGAATTCTGTAAGATTGCATGGCGCAACTCACATGAAGATCTAAAAAAGACAAATTCGTGGTCATTTGCGGATCAAATTCGTGATTGGGCATATTCAGAATCTGATGATGAGTCATATACTGGTTTAGCAAATCAGCTTGGAATTCTTACAGATGACGGAGTTGCTCTTCGTGCAACATTTATAATTGATCCAGAAAATGTTATTCAGCATGTTACAGTAAACAATCTCAATGTTGGAAGAAGCCCAGAAGAGACATTGCGTATTCTTGATGCTCTTCAAACAGGGGAGCTTTGTGCATGCAACAGAAGTCTTGGTGGGGAAACTCTATAATGTGGGTTGAACAGCTGAAGGAATCTTTACCAGAATACGCTAAAGATATTAAATTAAACCTTGACGCTGTCATTAATCGTAGTGCGGTTGATCCAGAGCTAGCCACCCACCTAGCTTTGGCAGCCTCATTTGCTACTGGAAATGGCAAGCTTATTGCATTTATTGCCGCCTCTTCTACAAACGAGGTAGAAAAAAATGCAGCAATGACTGCTGGCGCCCTTATGGCTCAAAATAATGTATGGTATCCATATATTGAAATGGCAGATGATCCTAATTTAACAGGATTGCCTGCACAATTGAGAATGAATGCTATCGCATCGCATGGAGGCACAACGAAAGCTAATTTTGAAGCCTATTCATTGGCTTCATCAATTATTGGTAAATGTCATTTCTGTGTTAAGGCACACTATGATACATTGAAGCAAGAAGGGTTTAGCGTTGAGCAACTAAGAGATATTGGTAGAATTGCTGCAACTGTTAATGCCTTGGCTAAGATACTAAATTCTTAGTCGGATCGCCTCCCTAGCTCAGTGGTAGAGCATCCGCCTTGTAAGCGGAAGGTCGTCAGTTCAATCCTGACGGGGGGCTCGCCAAGTCCCTATAGCTCAGTTGGTAGAGCAACAGACTTTTAATCTGTGGGTCGTAGGATCGATACCTACTGGGGACACGCCCTTATAGCCCAGCGGTAGAGGCATACGACTTAAAATCGTAAAAGCGTTGGTTCGAATCCAACTTGGGGCACAGAAGGAGAATTATGATAAAAGATACTAATACTAGAAGCATATGCTTTGATGATGTACTGCTTGTCCCTAAAAAGTCAAGCATACCTTCAAGATCTTCCATATCAATTGAGTCTGAAATTGGAAACCCAAACCAACCTAAATCTGTTTTAAAATTACGTTCTCCATTTTTTATGGCTCCTATGGAGTTTATATCTAGCCCATTAATGATAAGTAAGCTGGTAAAATTTGGAGGCATAGGATTTATTCCTAGGCTTACACCCTTAGATGACAGGATGTTAAGATTAAAAAAAACAATTGAGGTTAGCGAAGGTCCAACCAACATAGGATTCTGTATATCTTCTTATGAGGTAGATAATGTCAACCTTATAGACAATTTAAACAAAAGTGGAGTAAAGATACTACTTGTAGATACTGCCCTTGGTCACTTAGATTTAGTTACTGAATCAATTAAAAAATTAAGAAAAAATGTTTCAGAAGATACTCATATAATGTGTGGAAATATTTCTTCATATGAAGCTTATGAGTCGTTAATGAATGCTGGGGCTGATTCTGTTAGGGTTGGAATCGGTGGCGGAGCAGCTTGTTTAACTAGAATAGTTACTGGTTTTGGAGTCCCAACTCTTTCATCTATAATGGATATATACGATAATGTTAAAGGGGATAAGATAAATGGTATAGTGGCTGATGGTGGAATAAAAAATAATGGAGATGCAGTAAAAGCTTTTGCGGCGGGAGCTAGTGGAATCATGATGGGTTCATTTTTTGCTGGGCATGATGAATGTGATAGGGGAGTCAATGGAGATCATATATTTAGAGGACTCGCATCCAGAGAGACACAATTAAATCAAAACCCAGATGCAATAAATAATTTAAAGGCACTTCATGTAGAGGGAGCTTCTGGGTCAGTTCACCATAAGGGATCAATTGACCATTCTATACAAATGCTTATAAATAACATTTGTAGCGGTTTGTCCTATTGTGGATCGCCAGATTTAAAACATTTTAGAGAAAACTCTACTTATATAGAGGTTTCTTCGCAATCAACTATTGAATCAAATAAGAGGATTTGATACAATATATATAGGTCGCCAATTGGGACCTAATTCATTTATTCGCTTAAGGAGGAATAATGGTAACACAATTTGCCATGGATCTTTTTAAAGATCCTTTTTTTATCGGCTTTAACAGAGAGTTAGAGCGTATCAACAATGTATATCGTGAAGCAACAAATCAGTCTTATCCGCCGTATGATGTGCTTAAGACAGGGGAAGACTCTTATGAGATTTCTTTAGCTGTTGCAGGATTTTCTAAAGAAGAGTTGTCTGTTAATATTGACAACGGTTCTTTGGTAGTCCAGGGATTAAAAGAGTCTGTAGTAGCACCTAAACCTTATTTACATAAGGGGATTGCTGCTAGAAAGTTTATTCGTACATTTGCATTATCTGAATATATGGAGGTGCAAAGTGCAGAACTGGTCGATGGAATTCTTAAAATTAATATTGAGAGAATCGTCCCAGAAGAAAAAAAGCCAAAAGCAATTAAGATCAAGTAATTAATTGCAAAGTCCTGAGCATGACTTAAAACTGCTCACAAAAGAAAAGAGAAAAGATTGATTATTCAAATTATTGGACTTCCTGGATCTGGTAAAACAACTTTAGCAGAAACATTAAAGGAAAAAATAAACGCAATACATTTAAATGCTGACTACGTCAGATCAACAGTTAATTCTGATTTAGGATTTAGTATAGAGGACAGAGTGGAACATGCTCGTCGTCTAGGAGAAATGTCCAGAATGCTTAGTGGACAGGGCTATGACGTAATCGTAGACTTTGTTTGCCCAACAAAGCAAACCAGGGATTCGTTTGGAAAGCCAGACATATTAATTTGGATGGACACAATTGCAGAGGGAAGATTTGAAGACACCAACAAACTATGGGAAGATCCAGAGGGAACTTACCTTTCGTTTATAGATCACCAAATGAATGCAGAAGAAAAGGCTTCTGCCGTAATTAAAACATTTAGGTTACATGATTGGTCTCAACCAACTACTTTGATGCTTGGAAGATATCAGCCATGGCATGAAGGGCATCATGCTTTATATATTGAGGCGGGAAAAAGAACAGATCAAGTTATGCTTGGTGTAAGAAATACATATAACACAAGTCCAAAAGATCCGCTTACATTTAATCAAGTAAAAGAATATATCGCTAAGGATTCTTTTATGGATGGATCAATGGTAGTAAAGATGCCTAATATCACAAACATAGTTTATGGAAGAGATGTCGGATATAAAATTGAACAGGTAAAGCTAGACGATAATATTGAAGCAATTTCGGCTACTCAAAAAAGAAAAGAGATGGGTCTATGAAAAAGATCAGATACATATGGTCTATAGTTAAAGATAGATGGATGAAGCCATATGATGATATTATATTAAGGTTTAACACAAAAGCAGAAGCAGGGGACCCATTGGTATGGAGGGTATTTGTTAATGGAAATCAAAGTTTAGCAAGTGACTTCGAAATACATGGATATGTTTATGCAGTTTCTTCTGAATATGAAGGTGACACTAAGTATAATGTTGGATGCAAGGGAAGAATTAGATGGGAAGGAACAAAAGCGATAATCCTTACCGCTAAAAAGCAGCCAGAGGTTTCTTTTTAATGCCTAGATATGAGTATGCATGTATAGAATGCGATTTCGGTATGGAAGTAAGCAAAACATTTGAAGAGGCAGATACCTTAGAATTTTGTGAAAAATGTGGCAATCAAATGAATAAAGTTTACGGAACAGTCGGAGTTCAATTTAAAGGCACTGGTTTTTACAAGACAGATAATCCTAAATAGTTAAATGATATAATTAACTAAATAAACAAAACGTTTGTTTAGGAGTTATAGTTGACTAGGACTAAAGCATGGAGATTATCTTTAGCCGCCATTTTAGGCTTTGGTTGGCTATTTATAACTCCTGCCTATAGCGATGATCCATTAAGTTTAGCCGCTCAAGAAATACAAGAATTAAATGATAGCGTAGCTGACTTAAACTATAAAACAGAATTTCAATCATTAATAGACATAGCGGAATCTAAATATGACGATGCAGTAGACGCAAAGGATGCGAGAGACGATGCTGCAGATGTTTACAATTCAGCAGTAGAAGCAGAGGCCACAGCATTAAACGAAAAGCTTTTGGCTCAAACTTCAGTAGATGGACAGACTGTTACTGTGGCTATAAAACTACAAGAAAAAAATGATGCTCAATCAGCATTAGATATATCAGCAGTAAATTTAGCAACAGCAAATACTAATCTTCAAACTGCTCAAAATGCTGTAAACAATGCTGGATCAGCAGGGTTACAATATACTGTTTATCATCTATTAAGAGATGGCTATGTTAACGGGCAGCATATAGCGGTACCTGGCTCTGTCATATGTACAGGTGTCTGGAATTCAAACTCCATGAATCTTCCAGTTTGCGGATACTACGAAGACATTATTGTTAAATTTACTGGCAAAATTACAGTACCATCAGATTGGACAAACGTATACTTTGCTGGATACACAGACGACGGATTTAGAATGTATGTAGATGGCAACCTTGCTGTAGACAATTGGGTTGAACAGGGCGCTACATGGAGCGCCTATTCTCCAATATATAATGTTAGCCAAGATAAAACTTTAGATGTAGAAATATGGTGGTATAACGGCGGTGGCCCAGGATCTTATCATCTCGGATGGTCAATTCCAGGTGGGTGGACTGGTGCAGGATGTGCTTATACTGGTGGATGGGGAGTAGGATTTAGTTGTAACCTTAATACATTTTCTTATGGATCAGGTGCAACACAACAACAATTAGATAATTTGTCTGCAGCGCAGGCAGCAAAAACGGCTGCACAACAAGATTATAATACTAAATTAGCAATACGTAACACTAAAGTATCTGAATATAATTCTGCTAATTCAGCTTTAACAACTCATAATCAAACTTTAACAACTAAAACAACTGCTCATAATGCTGCAATTATAAACACAGCAAATAAATTACAGGATAAAGAAGATACAATAGATGCATATGATCAATCAATTATAGATTTAAATAATTCTATTGATAATGCTTGGAACTATTATGATGAGCAAATGGCTAGAGAAATTGCTACTGCATTAGCACAAGCCGCTGCTGCTGCTGCTAACCAGCCAACGCCAGAACCAACGCCAGAACCTTCCCCAGAGCCAACAGAAGAGGTTACTCCAGAGCCAAGCCCTGAGCCTTCTCCTGAGCCATCGCCTGAGCAAACTGAATCAGTCGATCCCACTCCAGAACCAAGCCCTGAAACCACAGATGAGGCGACGCCAGAGCCAACTCCTGAACCTGAGCCATCTCTAGAGCCTTCACCAGAGCCTTCACCTCAGCCAACGGATATAGATCCAGAGCCAACTCCTGAACCAGAGCCAACTCCGACTGAACCTTCTGAAGAATCACAAGACAATGTTATCATAAAGGATGAAGAGTTACTAGAGTTAATTCCAGAAAAAGGAACTGGAACTTCAGAAGATCTCACTTCAGTTATAGCTAATTTAACAAGCAAGGATAATAAATTAGTTACATTGAGTCCAGAGCAAGTTTCTGCTGTTAGCCAGACATTAGTTGCATTAACAAATGAGGCAAAGATCGAGGTCGCACAAGACCTTGGCATTAAAGCAACTGAAGTTGCTGTAATTGCAGAAGCAATGAAGTCTAATCCAGAATTAGCCACAGCATTTGTTGAATTTAAGGATAGGGAAGCAGCAGCAGAAGGCGCCACCATGCCTTACACATTAGCTGACGCTACCACAGAAGTACAGACAGAAGCATTTTTGGCGGACCCAATAGGAGCAGTTTTAGATATAGATTTAAGTAAAGTTTTAAGCCCATCAGAATGGGGCAAGGATATGACAGATGACCAAAGAGAAAAGGCACAGGAAGTCGTCATACCAGTAATTATTGCAAGTAATATCGTGGCTGCAGCCATGACTAGGAGGATATAATGAAAATAATAAAGGCTATTTTAAATTATGCCTGGGAAGTAATTAAGGAAAGCATAGCCCAAATATTTACCCTTCTAGGGTTTTTTATTGCTTGGCTTACCCTTACAGGAACCGCCCAGCAGGTAGTTGGCGTGGCAACATTAATTGCTACGGTTATTTGGCTAGCTACAATCCCTTTAAGAAAAGAAGAGTAAAATGATATAATGGAGGCATGAGAAAATTAGGTGCCTCATTAGCTAGTATAATGCTAGCCTTCACAGTTACATCGTGTAACTTTGATGGTTCATTCCGATATGAATGCCAAGACCCAGCAAACTGGGAAAAGGCAGAATGTAATCCTCCAATTTGTGAGACTACTGGAACCTGTTCTAGAGATTTAGTTGGACAGGAAGTATGGGATGAGTACCAGAAATCAAAGGTAAAGAATGGCTAAAGAAAGATTAACCCCACAAGATCTTGATGCAAGACTAAAATTTATTCTTGGCATCACACTTGGAACAATTTTATTGTGTACATCTTTAGGAATTTTGTACGCTCTTATATTTGTAACACAGCCAATTGGAGCACAATCAGAAAATGATAAAATGTTTTTCAATGTTCTTGGTAGCGTTGCAACATTTATCACAGGAACTCTTGCAGGTTTGCTAATTGGTCAGTCTGGTGCTAAGGATGTTATGGCAGCACAGATGGCAAATAAAGAAATAGATGCAAAAAATACTCAGGCAGATAAGAAACTTGAATCAGAATTAGAAATTAATGAATTGAAGGCTGAAGTAGAAGCTGATGCCGTTAGAGCAAGATTAGACGCAAAACCAAACGATCAAATGCCAGCAGAGCAACCAGTAGATACTGACTGGGACAAGGATTAATCATGCCTTGGAACATTAAGCAGGGCGCAGCAGGATGCAAAGGTTATGCTGTTGTAAAAGAAGGCACAAACGAATTAGTTGGATGCCATGATAGCGAAACAAAGGCTAAGGCGCAATTAAGAGCACTTTATGCTAATGAGGTTGAAAAAGCCAACCCATGTTGGGAAGGTTACGAAATGGTAGGTTGGAAAAACAAAAATGGGAAACGGGTTCCCAATTGTGTTCCTAAAGTTAAAAAAGGAATTTTCGGAAGAGGTAAAAACTAATTATGTCAAATGATTTTGCAGTACCAGCAGAAACAGAAAAGGCTCCAAAAGGTAGCGCAGCCAGATTAATACAAGTTGCTAAGTCACAAGTTGGATACATTGAAGGTCCAAAAGATAATGAGACAAAGTATGGAGTATTTACTAAGGCTAACTTTCAACCATGGTGTGGATCATTCGTAATGTGGTGCGCTGATCAAGCTGGAGTAAAAGTTCCAAATACTGTTTATACCCCAGGAGGCGCAGCAGCATTTAAAAAATCTGGAAGATGGATTGATGTAGATTTAGCTGATCCAGAGCCAGGGGATATTGCATATTTTGATTTTCCTGGAGACGGAGTAGATAGAATTTCACACGTTGGAATTGTTGTAGAAGACAATGAGGATGGAACCGTATGGTGCATTGAAGGTAACACTTCAAGCAGCAAAAAGGGTAGCCAAAGAAATGGTGGAGAAGCCTGTCGACAACTTCGTGCATTTAAGAAAAATAAAAAAGGTGTTCAGGTCTCTATAGTAGGGTTTGGCCGCCCAAAATTTAAGAAGTAAGGAATACATAATTGTATTTTGAACAGCCAGAAAATAATATTGTATATTTTAAAGGCGTAATAAAAAATTATCAAGAAATTATAGACGCTATAGAGTCTTTATCAAACGATGCTGTTTCTGCATGGGAGCCTTGGTATGGACATGGATCGTCCACAAGGTATGGTGAAATTAAGCATGTCGTTAGAGATCAAATTCAGTTTATAAATTCTGATGAAGACAGAGCTAAAGCCGCTTTTGCGATAAATTGTCTAACCAACAAAATGTCAGATTGTGCAATTAAGTATGCTGATATATTTAATATAGACAGAAAAGCATTATATTATGCAGTATCACTATTGACAGACCCAAGAACCAAAATGGGAATAAATAAATATGATCAAAATGCATTTATGGGAGCACATGTAGATTTTAATGAAGATAATTATTATTTAGCATATACTATAGTTGTATATCTAAATGATGACTATGAGGGTGGAGAGCTTTACTTTAATGATTTAGATATTAAAATAAAGCCAGAGGCTGGCAGTATAATAATGTACCCATCTTCTCATCCATATACCCATCAATCATTAGAGATTACAAAAGGAAGAAAGATGCTGATAACACATCATTGGCAAATGATTCTTCCTCCAAATGGTTGACTATGACCCATCTTTTAGTGTATAATTATACTAATGGGATGCCTATTAGAAATAGGAATCAATGTTAAATCTTAACGAATTAGGTGTTAACGTATTTATAAAAAGGGCAAAAGATATAGAGCCCTTCTGGAACAATTACGATTTAATTATATGGAAAAAGAATCCCAAAGGATTTTCAGATTCAAATGGTATGTTTAGAAATGGCTGGGGAACAGCTCAAAAAATTACTGTAAACAACAACGGTACTTGGCAACTTCCAAATAAATATGTCAGATATTTTAAATGAATTAGGATTAGATGAAGACAATGTTAGATGGTGGGATCTAGCAGCATGTCATGGTATGGACACTAATCTATTTTTTGATAAATATGAATTAGATGTCAATATGGCAAAAGCAATAGATCAGTGCTGCCTTTCTTGCCCAGTAATACAAATGTGTTACAAATCTGGAATAGAGAACAACGAATACGGAGTATGGGGAGGAGTTTACCTATCCTCTGGATCTGTAGATAAAATGAAAAATATTCATAAAGACAAGAATGTTTGGAAGGAATTGAGAAAACGCAATGCAGTCTAATCTCTATGACAACAAACATTTTAAACATGGTGTTAATTTATGGACTGGTGAACCAAACAAGCCAGTGTTTTACAATGATGAGATGAGAAAGAAGTTAAGGGAAATAAAGAAGCCATTACTATTAATGATGGACGTAGTTAAATACCCAGAATTTCTCGCCCTAAGATTATATGAAGATAACTTTATACAGTTTACAGGAAGTAAAAAAGAAGAAGTTATAGATTATGTTATGAAGGTAAAAAAGATGATAGAGTCTCATGGAGTAAGATGCGAACTTGAGGGGGTTCCTAGTGAAAGATCAATTACTTGATGTTTACATACATACAGAGGGTGTGTACGGAACAATACAATCATTGGGAGCGTTTGCTTCTATGGTGACCTATAATAAAGATGGCATTCACTACGAAGAGCTATTAGAGAATGACGATTTTAGTTTAATCGGAGAAGAATACTAATGGAAAAGATATTATGTGCTTCATGCAACAAAAGCAAAAATAAGTTATCTGCAAAGAGATCATCGCTTTTGTCAATAAATTTATTAATGTGCCAAACATGTATAGATGAAAAGCTTGAGCCAAAATGGGTTATAATTATATCTGGAAGACAATATGGGCCAGAACATGTGAAAGATTTTGTACAAAAAAGAAAATATCTTGGATCTGAAATAACTGCATCTGAATTATTAATTTAATTATATAAGCATTTACGGTATAATATACCTATAATGCAAATAGATTACATAACAATCGTCCTGACATTGTTAGCGGCGGTTCTAAGCGGACTTTCAACTGCCATAATTGCTGGATTTAGGGATGCAAAAAAAGAAAAAAGGCGTCAGGCTGAAAGGGAAACAGACCATCTAAAAATGGAGGTCAAGGACCTAAAAATTGACCTTTATAAATTAGAAAAAGAATTAACTGAATGGAAAGATAAATATTATGATGCCGTTCAGGAATTAATTACCCTAAAAGGCGAATTAGAAAATGCATTAAATATGCTTAATCACATAGAAATGCATGAAGATATGGACTCCGAATATTTAAAATAGTACAATAGGTTATATGACCTGTATTGTAGCCCTATCGGTGGGCAATAAAGTTTACCTTGGTGGAGACTCTGCCGCATCAGACGAAAAGTCTGGATTAGTTTTGCAGATAACAGACCCTAAAGTTTTTAAAGTTGGGCAATTTGGTATAGGCTTTGTTGATAGTTTTAGAATGGGTCAAATACTACAATACAACTGGACGCCACCAGTTTACAAGCCAACAGTTGGTTTCAAGAATTTAGATAAGTTCATGCGTACTAAGTTTGTTGAGTCTATCAAAGAAGCCTATCAAGAACACGGTTACGGTAAGTTTGGAGCAAACACTGAAGACGGTGACGAAGGCGGAATCATAATCATTGCTGTTCAAAATACTGGTAGGATTTTTACCATGGATGTAGACTACCATGTATCTGAGCTTAGTACATCATATTACGCAGAAGGAAGT